ATCGACTCGCGAGAATCGAAGTTCGCGAACAAGACGCTGATTCAGGAATGGGCACAAGACTATGGCGAAGATTCCGACTTCTTCCGCGTGCGTGTGCGAGGATTGCCGCCGAATGCGGACGAACTGCAGTTCATTGATGGGGCGCGCATATCCCGGGCTGGAATCAATATTCTGCAACCGGTGTATGGAGAACCCCTCATCGCTGGATGTGATGTCAGTGGTGGCGGAAGCGCGTGGACTGTATGCCGATTTCGTCGCGGGTTCGACGCACGGTCGATTCGCCCTATCCGTCTCACAGGGGAACAGACGGTGGCCAACGACCGACAACTTGTCATCGGACGACTCTCCGAAGCCATCCTCGAGCACAAGCCAGACGCGATGTTCATCGACTCGGCGTTCGGCGCGGTGATCGTGTCGCGACTGCGGCAGATGGGCTACACGAACGTGTTTGAGGTGAACTTCGGGGCACCGAGCGCGAATCCGCACGACGCGAATATGCGCGCGACGATGTGGCGCTCGCTGAAGGAATGGCTCCCGACTGGCGCGATCGACCAGAACGACGTGCGGTTGTGCACGGACCTCGCGGCGCCGGGATTTCACCTGAACAAGAAGAACCAGCTCGTGCTGGAGTCGAAGGAGTCGATGCAGAAGCGGAACATCGCCTCGCCGGACGATGGGGATGCGCTGGCGCTGACGTGGGGCGGCCGGATTGCGCCCACGCTTGCACACGAAAACCGGGGCTGGGCGCCGCAATCGACGGCGTGGGCGGGGTAGTGTGGTAGGATGCCGCATCCATGACCGAATGGACCGAACCGTTCACGGCGTCGGAACTCATACAGGAACCGGACGATGTGACGCTCACTGGTGCGGCGGTGACACGGTTTTTCGAGATGTTTCCTGACGCGAGGACAGCATTCGCGCTGGGCGATCTGACCCCGAAGGCCCTAATTGCCTGGAATGTTGAACATGACGGCATGTGCTACGCGCTCGGTCGTGCATGGGATGTGAGGCTCTGAATGCCACTCCATGTGTTACTGATCGTGGGTCCGAACACACTGGACGTCAACGGCGACGTGCCGTTCAATGAAGTGGTGGCCTTGGCACGTCTGTGGCTGGAAGCCGTGGCACCGACTGCTGATCCCAGTCTTCAGGCGCGACTGGACCGCGCGACACAGCGCATTGAGGCGCAGAACCAGGCGCTGAAAACAGCCACGGCGGCAGATTCCCCGACTTAACGTGGACATCATCACGCTCCCTCATGGCCTGCCTTTAACCGACAGAGTACAGGAGATCACCATCATGGCCCTTGACCTCACCGCCCTCGAAGCCGAAATTACCGACCTGGAAGCCGGCGTACCGTCGGCCGTTGCGCTGATGAACGCGCTGTTCACCGAGTTCGAGGCGAACAAGAACGCCCCGGCGAAGATTCAGGCGCTCGTGGACCGTGGCCGCGCCCAGGTGAACGCGCTTGCCGCGGCTGTCGTGGCCGACACGCCGGCCGTGACACCGCCGCCCCCCACGCCGTAGTACGTCACGGCCATGAAATACCTCCCGGCGAGTCTGGTGCTGTGGTCGATGCTCTGCGGGTCGGCCACAGCGGCGCCGATCACGGTGCAAGCCGTGACCGTGACGGTGGGCGTGAACACCTTCAACGCCTCGACCGTTGGGTGGGCACTACCCGTCACGCTCGCTGCGGGTCAATCGCTGCTGCTCACGCAAGACCACCAGGGTGGGCCGACCGATGGGTCGAGCTACAACTTCGACCTGAGCGACCTTGGCCGCGACCTCGCGACCGCGAGTGTGACGGTGGACGGGGTCACGCATACCGTGCCCGACCTGCAGGGGATTCTGACCGCTCGCGAGACGCCTGCCTACTGCTGCCACAACGAGGCGCATGGGTTGGTGGAAGTATACGCGGACGACGCGTTCACGGTGTTATTCGGCTACGCTGACAACGTCCACCAGAGCGCATGCGGCGACTTCTGGGAGTCGGTCGAAGGCGTCAACACGGCGCCCGCGTGTCTCCCCGGCCTGTTCCTGAATGCGGACTTTTTTATGGGTACGCCGGCGCTGCTCCAACCGGACGTGCCGCAGTCCCAGCCGTTCCACTGCGGATACGACGGGCCTGCGCGCTGCTATGACGCGGCGGTGATTGCGATCGTGGCGAATCCCGGTGGGCGCAGTGTTGATCCGGTGCCGGAACCCGCATCGCTGCTGATGCTCGGCGCTGGATTGTTCGGCATCGTCGCCTTGATGAGAATACGTCCATGAACATGCCGAATCGACGCGCGCAGGTGTACGTCATCTGCGAGAAGAACCCCGCCTCGTTCCCCCAAGACGACACGAACGACGCCTGCCGGCGTGAACTCCTGCTTGGCACCATCATCCCGTCGCTGAACCGGATGGATGATGGGTGCTGGGGCTACATGACGAAGACGGACCAAGGCGGGAAAGTCCCGTGCGATATCATGATGTGGAAGGACACGAACGAGGTCGTGGACTGCATGACAGGCACAGGTGGGACGTGGATTCCGCACGATCCGCCGCCGCCGGAGTGGGTGTGGACGGCTGTCGGCAGCACGCCGACTCCGGTGCCGCCTGAGCCTGGACCGACGCCTCCAACTCCGCTCGCGTATGACGAGGGCCAAGTGGAGGGCTTCATCGCCGACATCGCGCTGGTCTACGCCTCCGCCGGAGCGTTCTTCGATGGGCGTTCGGCGATCTGGACCGGCCGGATGCAATACGATGCCTTTTTCATCGGCTACCAGGACGCGAGAGCGAAGCAGTTGGCGGCGTGCAAGTCGGCACTCGGCGTTTGACGATGGACACGGCGACATTGGCGATTCTCATCACGAGCATCGCTGGGCTGATCAAGATGTTCTGGGACAGTGCGGAGGCTGACAAACGCGCGCTTCGAGAACGTGAATGGGCCATGGCCGACAGGAAGGAAGTGGCGCTAGGATTGGCTGCGATGGTCGATACGAAAGCCGCAGAGGTCGCAGAACATCTGGCCGTGAAGGTGGATGCCACGGCCGCGCAACTAGCGACGGTCACGCAGCAGACATCGAGCGATATCCAGCAGGCGATTGCCGAGAATACGGCACTCACGAATACGATTGGAGAGAAAGCCGATGCGGCAACTCAGGCTGCACAGGCCGCACACGATAAAATCTTCAGTCTCGTAGGAGAGGTCAAACCATGATTGAACTGATCATCCTGCTCGTGATCGTCGGCGTCTGCCTGTATCTGATTGAGGCGTACGTGCCGATGGACCCCGCGATCAAGACGGTGATCCGGGTTGTCGTCGTCCTGTGCCTCGTGCTCTACCTGCTGTCGGCGTTCGGGATTCTTGATGTCCCTGTGCCGAGGTTCCGACGATGAGCGAAGGATTTCGCATGGCGACACCAACGACGTTCACGAGCGCTAGCCTCCATGCGCCTACGATTCAGCGCACACAGGAACTGCATGACCAGCGCGCGGCGCTCGAGGCGTATCTGCTCTCGAAGGTGCGCGCGAAGGATTGGCACGCGGTGCAGGACGCCGGCAGCGACATTCGCGAACTCGATGCGAGGTTGGACGAACTCGGACGGCTGTAATGTCGCCTGCGAATCCGAGCAACGCGGAATTGCATGTGCTGATCGTGACGCATCATAAGCAGCATGATGACGCGCACATGCGACACACAAAACTTCTCGAAGCGTTACAAGGTCAAGTCGCGGCACTTTCAGTGCAGTTACGTGTTCACGACGAACAGGATCAACTCGTCGAAAATCGCGTGTTGAAGTTGGAGACGAGGCACGAAATCGAGAAGGAATTCCAAGAACACGAGGCGACCGTGAATCGTCGCGTCTCTGGTGTGATCGCGGCGTCGGTGTCAATCATCGCGCAAATTGCCAAGGAAGCATGGACGTTCTACCACCCGCAGGCTGGATGAGCCTGAGTTCGCTCCTGATCGTCGAGACGCATCTTCTTGGCACATGGTGGAGTCGCCGCTATCCCTGCGTGACTGGTGTCTACATCCGTGGAATCGCCGCGACGATTTTGCACGGGTGTTGGTTGTGGTTGTTCGTTCGCGGACTTTCACTGGCAACACGATGAGTGAACACACCGTCAAGGAACGGATGCGCGCGGCGCTCGGGCCAGAACTCACGGCACACATCGCCTCGCTCACGGCGATCATCGAGGCGACGGTGCCGATGGTGGAACAACTCCGCGAACGTGTTGAAGTGCTCGAAGCCGAGAAGGCGCGCATTGAAGACACGCTGTCAGCCGCCATCGCTGAACTCGCGCAACGCACCGACCGCTGATGTCCAAGGCTGAAGACGACTTCATCAAACAGGCGCGCGACCGCTGGGACCAGTCCCAGGACGCCTACAACGAGCAGCGCGAGCGCGAGCGGCAAGACCTCGCGTTCTACGCAGGCGAGCAGTGGGACACTGAGCAGAAAGCCGCACGCGCTGGGATGACCGCGCAGAATGGACTCCCTCCGGTGCCGGCGAGGCCGACGCTGACGATCAACAAGGTCCGCGAGCCGGTGCGTCAGGTGCTCAACAGCGAGGAGCAGAGCGAATTCAATATCGAAATCGTCGCGGCCGATGACTTCGGCGAACTCGCGCCGAACACGGAGGAGAACGAGAACGAGATCGAACTGCGCGAAGGGCTATTGCGCCGACTTCAGCGGACGCCGGAAGCCGATGACGCGCGCATGTGGGCCGGTTCCCGTGCGGCGATTGCTGGATCTGGCTGGTATCGCGTGATGACGCGGTTCGTCGCCGGGAAGACCTACGACAAGGAGATTTACGTCGAACGGATTTTTAACCAGGCGAGTGTCAGCCCCGATCCGGCGCACGAACAGCCCGATGGCAGCGATGTCGATTGGCTGTTCGATGGCGTGGACATGCCGATCGACAAGTACGAGGCGGAATTCGGCAAGAACAAGGTCGTGCGCGCGAGCGAACACGCCGACGACTGGCGCGCGTTGGGTGATGAGGCGCCGAAGTGGTTCACGACGGAAGGGAAGACGAAATCAGTCCGCGTGATGAACTACTGGTACACCAAGCGCGAAACGCGCACGCTCTGCCTGCTCGAAGATGGGCAGTCCGCGTGGAAGGATGAACTTCCGGATGGCGTGAAGTGCGTCGATACGCGCGATGTGACCGAAAAGCGCATCAAGTGGGCCAAAATCGACGGGATTCAGGTCTTAGACGAGGCTGACTGGGAAGGCCCAGACATGCCGTACGTGAAGGTGCTGGGCGAAGAACTGCATCCGTTCGACGGCGACCGCCGCGCTGAGGGCATGGTGCGGCCGATGCGCGATGCCGGCAAGGGCTTCAACGCGATGGCGTCGAAACTCACCGAAGTCGTGGGTCTTGCCCCGATTCCGTCGCTGCAAGCCGAAGAGGGCACCTGGGAAAAGTACCGCGACTGGTATCAGCTCGCGGCCACGCGCACGCTGCCGGTGCTGCCGTATGTGGGTCGAGGGCCGGCCGGCGAGGAATTGCGGACGCCAGCCGCGACACAGCGCGATACCGGCGTGATTCAACCGATCGCGATGGCGTTGCAGATGTTCGACGAGGCGATCAAGAGCA